AAGTTTCCCAGGCCGCCCACCTCCTCGAAGGTCAGGCGGGCGATCTTCACCACGGCATCGAGTTGCGTGGCGAAGGAGAGCGCGCGGGCCTGATCCTCGGCATCCGGTTCATCTGCCGACACGGCGATGATCGAAGCCGTCACGGCCGGGAACCGCTGCACGAGCATAAGCCACAGGCGGTCGGCGCGGCTGGCCTCGGTCGGCGCGTCCTTGGCGGCGGCCCATGCGTCCCACAGTTCGCGCAGGCTGTCGCCGTGGGCTTCGATGAGCAGCGACAGGTCGTTGACGTTGAGCGCCCGCAGACGGACCTTCTGGTCGCCTGCAAGAATCTCGGCGTGCGGTGGAGTGAATTTGCGAAGCGACACTTTCGGGTTCCCTTCCGATCAATGCCCGGCGGAAGCAACTTCCGCCGGGCGGTCTTGCGTGTGCGAAGCGCGTCAGGCCGTGGCGGGCAGGATGATCTGCCGCGGCACGTTGCTGGCGAGGCGCAGAACCTCGAAGTTGAAATTCGCGACCTGCCACTCGTCGCCCTTCAGCGCGAGTTCGCCGTCCGCCGTCAGTTTCACATACGGCCAGATGTAGGTGAAGTTGTCGCCGACCGGGTTGTCCGAGATGTACTGGAGTCGGCCGTAGGTGGACTCGTTCAGGTCGGTAATCTGCTCGATGGTCGCCGCCGGCACCGTGTAGGTGACGACGAGCGTGTCACCCGGATCGACCAGCGTGGACGCCGCCGGAATCCAGATGCGACCGTTGACCAGATCGACCTCGTAGTCGGTGTCCGCGACCAGCGTGTCCGCGCCGTTCACGACCGACGTGACCGTGGTGATGCCGCGGTAGCCCTGCGGGCGCGCGTTGGTGACGCCGAGTTCGATGTAGGAGTCGTCCACGACGCCGGAGAACGTCTCGACGACGCCCGCGGCCGACGTCTGCGACGTGGTGCCTTCCTCGGCCGAGAAGAACAAGGCGAGGTTCGCCTTGCTCATGTTGTCGGTCTGGAAAGAGCCGCTGATCTCCTGCGAGAGCGTCACGACGCGATCCTTGACCCGGAGGCCCTGGTCGGAGTCGAAGTGTTCCAGGGTCTCCTCGGCCACCGACAGCGACACGGCCGGCGTGTTGCCGAAGTACTTCATGCCCGGCGCGACGAGCACCGTGTTGGACGGGAACCGGCCGAAGTAGAGCCGGCCGCGACCCAGGGTGAGGTTGTTCGTGAAGGTCGGCATTGGACTCTCCTTCGTTGCCGAGGTTACGACGTCGTGACGTAGGGCGCGGTCGTGGAGACCGCGATCTTGAGTACGACCGGGAGATAGAAGAACGCCTTGGCCGAGATGTTCGGCCTCGGCGGGCTTACCATACCCGGCCCTATCGCGATGTGCGAGACGCGATTCCCGAGACGGTACGCTGTCGGGTCCAGCGGCGTTCCGCGATCATTGCGGATGGCCAGGATCGAGGAAAGGCGATGCTCCACGGCAGCCTTCAACTCGTATGCCGGATCGGTCGGGTTGATCTTGTCGTCTTCCACCCACCCCTGCACGAGCAGCGTCCAGTCCTCGGACCAGTAGGCGCGCTCGTGGCCGCCTACGACCGGCTGTTCATCCGGTCGGGGCGCCTCGATGATGGACAGGCAGGGGAGCGGTATGTCGTCGCCGAACTGCGCGCGTCCGCGGAACACGCGCCCGTCGAGATCGTAGGCGTAGCCGTTGTCCGTCGTGATCCCCTCAAGGTGCGTGGTCAACGCGCGGAGGATGTCGAGTTGCTTGCTGACGGTCGGCATCACGCCCTCTCGATCAGCCGCTCGAACTGGCGGAAGAACTCGTCGGCCACCATGTCGCCGATGGCGGGCGCCTGTTGCGCCGACACGGTGCGGAATACCTGATCCACGGACGGACCGTAGAGCAGGTAGAGGCCACCACCGAACGGCACCATGACCTTCTTGCCCGTGACGCGCTCACCGCGCCCGAGACGGATTGCCAGCCCGAGGTTGAAGGCGTCGTCCGTCACGGCGCCTTCGCCTTGACGGAGCCGGACCAGGAAGGCCCGGTTCGGAAGTCGCTTCCGCGCCGCCGGGTTGACGCGCACGGACGGCCCGCCGCGCCCGATGCCTGCGCCACCGCTGGCGAACCGCGCGAGGCTGGTGGGCCTCTGGCGGCCCGTGATGATGGCCTCGATGTCGTTCGTGCGGGCGCGCTTGGTGACACCGAACCGACGACGGTCGTTCAGGTAGCCCTTCGGGAAGGCTACCTCCTCCTCCATCTGCTGACGAAGGGCCTTGATGCCCTTCCGCTCAGCAGTCTGGTTGACAGCCAGCGTTGCCGCACGGCGCGCGACGTCGGGGACGAGCGCGAGGAAGCGCGAGAAGTCATCGAGTCCGTCCGCGACAATCTGAATGGTCATCGCGTGACCACCCACGATTCGATGATCGGTCCGGCCTCCGGGTCCCGCTGATCGAGTCGGACCGTCAGGTTGTAGTCCGGGAACGTGATGGTCGCGCCGCGCTCGGGCGTGATGCCGAGGGCCGTCAGTTCGGCCTTCTCGAACACCACGCGCTCCGCGTTCTCCACGACCAGCGCGAAGCCGGCAGGGGCGTCGGTGTCTTCGAGCGGCGAACGTGTCCGCGAGTGAATCCTTGCACGAACCGAGATCGGCGCTACCAGCGGGTCGTCCTGGTAGGTGGCAGGCACGGCGAACACGCCATGAATGGCCTGCCGCGTATCCGCCTTCAGTTGTGCGAAGGAGAAGGACATGGATCAGATGCCGTCGTCGTCGCCGTCATCGGCGACGGGCGCCTTGCCGCGACGACCGCGGGCCGGCTTGACCTCGGCGGGCGCGGCTTCGACCTCGACCGCCGCGACCGGCGTCGGTGCGCGGTAGGGCACCATCGGGCGCCCGGCGGCGCGTGCGGCCTCGACCTCATCCGGGGTGAAGGCGAAGGGGTTGCCGGTGGGCGCGATCACGCGACGGACGCCATCCCGGACGACCACCACGTTGATGCTGTTGATGAACATGACGAAGTGTTCCCTTGCTCAGTTGCGCGGCGATGCGGGCGGCGATGAGGCCGCCCGCATCATGCTCAGCGGACCTTGATCGAGAAGGTGCTGTTCGGGTTCATGGGCACCATCAGCGGCGCGCTGGCCGTCATGGTGTAGACCACGGACGGGTCCATGTTCTTCCACATCTTCGGGAACATGGGCAGCGCGGCGAGGCCGGCGTCGGCGTCCATGATGGCGCCGAAGGCGCGGACGCCCATCGGGTTGCCGATGCCGACGACCGTGCTCTCGTCCAGGTAGTTGACGCGGGTGCCGCCCAGGGTTTCCTCGTAGAAGTTCGAGTACGTCCAGAGGCGGATCGCGCCGCCCGAACCGACGTTGGCGTTGCCGATGGTGCCCTCGAAAGCGAAGGGCGAGCCGTCGTTCATCACCGGCTGGCGGAAGTCGGACGTGCTGCCGCGCGTCTGCGTGCTCAGGAGCGCCGCCACGGCCGAGTCGGCCGTGAAGCGGTCCCAGGCGTCGGTGCCGAACACGAGGTCCTGCACCGGGTAGCCGCCGAGCTCGAAGGCATTCTTGCGCGCCGCACGGATGTCGCCGAGCGGGTCGGCCGCGGACTCGCTCCACCGCGCCGTGCTGGTCAGCAGGTAGGTCAGCGTCGAGTGGCGGTCGAAGTCGACGTACTGCTCGGGGTAATCCTCGCCCGAGACGGTGACGCCGCCATTGATGATCGCCTGCGCGGCCATCCAGTCCCACCGGCGCTGGATCATGTCGCGCTGCGCCATCATGGTGTCGGCGACGGCCGCGTCCCACCGCTGTTCGAGCGAGAGTTCGCCCGTCAGCATCTCGCCCGCGCGCCGCTTGATCGCCTTGGAGGCGTCGACGACGTGCTTCGGCTTCAGGTAGGCCGGCTTGAAGGACTTCGTGATGAAGCCCTTATCGCGCATCACGCGGCCCTGCGCCATGGGGGCCACGAAGGGCGCCAGCCGGCGGTCACGGTCGCCGAGGTCATCGAACAGGATGGTCTCGGCCTGCGACGTGTAGACCTGCGGGAAGAAGGACAGCCAGAAATTGTCGGGCTGGTTGTCCGGTCGCTGCTGCACGCCGATCAGATCGGCCGTGCTGTAGATGGAGAGGGTGCCGCTCATGTCGGGAGTTCCTTCTGCTGGCTGCCGTCAGAGCAGCGACGCGACGTTGATGTTGGAGCCGTTGAACGCGGCCCGGCGCGCCGTCAGGGTGCTGTCCGCCGCCGGCCAGACCAACTCCTCGTGGTTGAAGATGCCGCCCGAGTAGTAGGGGCAGTCCACGGAGGCGTCGACCGCCGCGATGGGTTCCAGCGTCACGCCGATGGCCTTGCCGTAGGTCGTCGTGCGCGTGGCAGAGCCGTTGGCCAGCGCCGTGCCGCCGCCCGCCCAGGACGCGCCCGTGCCGGATTCCGCGACGGCGATGGAGTTGCCGGCGGTGCCGCCCGCGATGTAGTACACCGTGACCACCGCACCGCTGACGACGGCGTAGCAGCCGGTCAGGGCGACGTTGACGGCGGCGTTCAGCACGTTGGCGAGGTTGGTCGCCGTCTCGGCCGCCGTGGCGCCGATGGTGACTTCCTGCGCGGTCGCCGCGGCGGCCTTCAACGTGAAGACCGTGGTGTTGACCGTCACGGTGTCGTTGGCGGTGCCGGTGCCGCTGAAGGTCAGGGCGAGATTGGCGCGCGTCTGCGGGTCGTACTGGACCAGCAGGCCGTCCGCGTCCTGCGCGATGACCGTGTGCTTGGCGAGATGCATCCCGGCGCGCATGAGCGCGCGGTCGGTGATGATATCGGCCTCGCCCGCGAACAGATTCGGCGGCGTGTACGTGCCGGCCGAAGCGTTGAACGAAACGAGGGTGTCGGGGAACGAGCCACTCATGGCGATCTCTCCTGCGGTTCGAGTCAGTTCGCGCGGCGCTTGGCGGTCGGATCACCGCCGGTCGCCAGGGCGTAGTTGGACCAGATGCGGCTCGCGACGCTGACCTTCGTCGCATCCTTGTCCTCACCGCCCTCGGCCCCGACATTCGGTTGCTCGGTGCTCGCCATGGCCGCCGCGAGGACGTTCTGCTCGGTCGGCGGCGCGGCCTTGGGCGCAACGGCC